TGTTGGGCAACCCAACAATCAACCACGACCAAGACCTAGAGCATGAGCTTTGGAGGTGGGGCATCGGGTGGCAAAAGATGCGCGAGATTACACGCAAATACTTTCAACGGGTGCATTAAGCATCCACCCAACCTTGGAGGAACCAATGAGTAAATGGAATGAACTTATTACCGCACAAAAAGCGGAACGCATAGACCTCGTACAGAAAGCACTGGACGAGCATAAAACAAAGACAAACGCTGCGAACAGCTTGGGCATTACACGCCAACAGCTCTATCAGTTTATGCGTCAGCACAAGCTGCAAATCGTTGCGAGAAAATACGTCAGCGACTTAACAAAAGTGGTTGAAGAAATAAGCCCAATAATTACGCCAAGAAAAAAAAGTCAGACAGGTTACAATGATTGAGCAGTGGGACGAGATGAGCGAAAGACACTTCAGAGAAAAGTATCAAGCGCTTCAGTCCTTAAATCAGTCTCGCTATACTCAAACAGAGGCAGCGCGGATACTTGGCATGTCGCCCCGTCGTCTCAATAATTGGGTGAAAGCTTATAAGATTATCTGGATAGTAAAGAGGCAGGGGAGGAAAATCCATGAAACTATCGCCCGCACTAGAAGCGGAATATAAATTCCTTAAACAACAGGTAGACTTTTGGATGGAAGCATGGATGCGCAAAGACGCATCGCCATCAGCACAGCAAAGATACTTTTACGCTAAAGAGGACTTGGCTAAATTTGTTTCAAACAGGCGCAAAGAAGGTTTTAATATATGAATATGTTCACTGAAGAAGAAGTGCGAGAGCGCTGGGAAAAACTTGCTGAAGCTGAACGCAAAAGGATTAAGCAACGGGACGGAGCGAAGCTACCAGACCCGCCAGACCCTAACAAGCCAAAGCCGAAGCTCAAAAGGTATCAACCCGATATGCAAAAGAGCAATTCTTACAACCCCGAACGCTACGAGCAAATCCTTAAACTTGTCAAAGAGGGGCATACCAATAGAGCAATCGGTAGGATGCTTGGGATAAGCGATACAAGCGTTCGCTATTGGAAGAAGCGTTACGGTATGAGTTAATCGTGTGGGCCGCTCTGATGTCACTTGTGATTGCCGATAGGCACCAGAAAGATCAAGTAAGCCATTTACGGATGGTTAAAACTCACTTTCACCGTTCGACCCACTCAACATTTCTATCAAATAAAAACAGGTAAACACAATGGAATTTTTTACTGCTTTATACATTGAATACGCAATACGCGGCAGAGAAATAGAAACCTATTTAATCCTCCCTAGCCATGAAGCTTGTCAAATAGCTATCCGCGACAACGAACACATGTACACATACTTCTTTGCAGATGGTGATGTGAATATGTGGTGCTTGGATACTGGGGTGATTTCAGAAAGTATAAGACCAGTCTTGCGCCCTAAGTCCTGATGTGCAAAGATAAATGTGAAACGATTGGCTTGGTCAGAGGTTTCTCGTTAGGTAAGTGGCTGCCCCAGAAGTTTGATCTGCTTCTGGGGTTTCCTTTTTCAGGATAAAGATGTTTTCAACCAACCATTGCTGCATACGTCTTAGGCCCAACAATGCCATCTACCGTCAACCCTTTAGCGTACTGCCATTCTTTTACTGCCGCTTCTGTGACTTTACCAAATATCCCATCTGCGTCTAGACCGAGAACTTCCTGCACCTTCTCAACCGCGTTCCCAGTTGAGCCAACCTTTAGCAATATTGGGTCAGGCTTTGGAACATACTCGCCTTTCAGAACCTCCATTGCTTTAAAGTAGTGGTGCTTACGATCCTCAATCCCATTGTACCCGCCATTGATCCGCTTTGTTGCTGCACGAATGTCTTGCTTGTCAGCATAGTCATTGAGCTTTCTAGTCTGCCAGAACCAACACGCGCTTTCCAATGCGCCCTTTTTTGTCTCAAGATATTCGATTGTTCGCGCTACGCTTCGGTCAAGTGAGTTGGCAAAAGCTGTATAGTTGTCACGCCCAGTAAGTTGTATGACGCCTCTGCCCCTGAACAACCAGCCATCACCACTTTCGGTGGGGCCGTTACCCATGCGATCAGAATACACGACATTAGCAATGCGTTCAGGCTGACGATGGTAATCAGCCGCGTTTCTATCTGCGTTCTTGAAGTATTTCGGGAATACTGCATCCAAACCTTTCGCGCTGTAATTGAGGTTTTCTGAAAGCACCGTAAAGTTTAGGCTTTCGTGACCGCATTGCGCAAAGAACATAGATATGCGGTTCACCGTAGTTATATCATACTTGGGTAGCATTTCCTGTATTGGATCGACCCAATCTGTCCATTCGTTGTTTCCATGCAACATGTGCTCAATTTTATTATAATCTAGCGTCATTAAAAATCTCCAAGTATAGACGCCAGCAATTGACCACGGTGTTTAAACTCACCGCACTAAACAACATTACCCACTGCCACATTTCCATCATTTTTTCCCAAAGAATTTTGTTGCAGACCGCACAGCGAAGCTTGCAGAAACGATTATGCCCAAAGTCAGCTGATACCACTCTGGCATCGCTTCGAGCGCTACAAACCCCTCTGCAACGGCTGTGCGACCCCATTCTCCACAGAAGCTAAGTATCAATGGGATGCTAAACAGTAAAACTAAGTATTCATCTTTATAAGACTGCGTTGAGCCTTGCGCCATGATCCGTTCCCAATCAGCAACGGATGTTTCCTTGGAAAGCATTATCTTGGCCTTGGCCTCCGCTTCTGTCAGTTTCAGCTTTGCTTCCGCAGCTTGCTTGTCTGCTTTGCCCTTTAACCAACCCCCAGCAAGTTCGGTGAGCGGGCCAATTAATGCTTGTATCATTGCACACCCCTATCTGTTTGGGCCTCTTTGTTCATCCATATGCCAAAGCACCCTGTCAATGCACCCATACACACGCTGACTAGACCCGCCTGACCATTTGTAGGCAATTCCAACCCCATATACCAATGAACTGATTGATAGGTCAGTATAGTCACAACCAACATCATAAGCCGTGGGAAAATCTTGTAATTGTCTATTATGGTGCTCGCCATATTTCTTCCTAGTTTACCGTCATGCTAGGCGAACCGACAGAAACTCCCCCAGCGGTAACATCCTCTGGTTTGCTTTCTTGAGCGGCCTTTACCCTTTTTTCTACTGTTTTGACAAAAGTGTTTTGTATCCACTCTAAAGCCGCCGACTCTTTAGCATAAGCAAATTCTGCATCAGCCATAAGCTTGCGGCACTCTTCGACCCGATTAAGCAAGGCTTTCTCGTTATCCGTTAAATCTTCAATGCTGTGATCTACACCATTGATTGTTACTTTGTTGTTCATTTTCCACCTTTAAACTCTTATATTGACATATGAGCCCCGCTCTTACTGAGGCTCGGTTTGCTCGCTCATACTATCATAACTTTTGTTGAACGCAAATCTTGCTTGCTAAAGAGGCTATTTGAGTAAAAGGACAAATCCAACAAGACATCCAACGCCGATAACGAACAAAAAGATACCAGCCACCCACTCTGTAATCTTTTGCTTAATTTCCATGCGTCTAAATTCATGGTCTCGCTTTTGCTTTCGGATGTTAGCCTCTATTCTCAAAAATTCTTTCCAATGGCTTGGCCCGAGTATTGCGGGGTGAGAAATAAGGTCACGCAATTCGTCTCTCATTTTTTTAGCTTGCTTCCTAGCAAGAAATACTTCCATGGCTTCAGCTTGGGTGCCACCGCCTAGAGCCTTATACCAAGGTGGCTTCGCTGACATCTTTTCCGCTTGATCAATATCAGCCATGCAATTCGCCCATTGCTGTAGCTGTTGGCCCATATCCTGAAGATCACGCCCGACTTGGACGCCTTTTTTCATAAAATTATATGCGGCCTTTGCGCCCGCAATCGCAACACCAATTTCGATCATGTAATATAAAACCTCGCAGGGCATACATATTCAGGCGGGAACACGTATCGTTTATCATACCACAAATACGGTGTCCTGTCATACCCACAATAAAAAGGCAAATATTGTAAAGATCGATTGCAACAAGGTCACTTCAAACAATCGCGACCAAACAACAGATTATTTTTTAAAGTTTCTAATTTCTTTGAAAAGTTCTTTCTGGTCATCTCTTACTTCTAAGAGCATAGAAGAAAGACTATTTAGCTCTGCTTCAAGTACTTTTATCTTAGTGTGATTGGTAAAAATCATCTTGAGCATTGCATACAACCCTCCAGCAACAGCAAGACATATGGCTACAATCGGGTTAATAATTGCATCAGTCAATGTAACAACTCCAAGTGATTTGCCCTACCATATCAAAATTAAGCTATAGATTCCATAAAAGGTTCTAATTTGATGGCTTGTTAGGCCAGACAATATTATCTGGAAAGCCACTTTGCAACGGTACATCCCGTAAAGCTTGGCGATATGTTGCCCATGATGTTGCATTTACGGGGGCATCGGGGACTTGCGTCCAATCCGATTGCTGCAAAAGTAAATCCCTTTGCTCCCTTGCGAGTATTATTATTGCTTCATCCGTAAGAGTGTTATCAATAACCTCCTCGCCAATACCCGTAACTATTTGACCATCAACAAGCCGCGATGATTTTAACTCCGCATCAGAAATTGAAGTCTGTACAAGGGTGAAGTTTGGATTTGTCACTGGTGAGGGGGATGTCGTTATTCCCCGAAAGAAGCCTTCATCACTAAACTTTGCATACCGATAGATCATTTTGCTAAAAACCCAGTTTCAAGTGCGCCATCGAATGTGCCGCCTGTTGTTTGTGAACCCCAAGCGCCAGTACTTGTAAAGTATCCAGAACTAATTTTCATCTCCACCGTATATGTTGCGCTTACTGAGGAAACCCAAGGACAAACAAAACTCACTGCTTCCGTGCCTATATATTGATACAAAGTAAAAAAGTTTGAAACTGTACCGCCTGAACCGACACTGCCTACATTTGTCCTCTCTACAAAATTAATGACTTCGGCTAGTGTTGTTGTGCTAACTTTTAACTGAATATAAACACCAAACCTTGCTCCCGTCCCATTTGCAACAAGTTGAGAGGGATTAGGGTGAAATTGAACAGTTGCTCTTGTTATGTTTGCTATACCGCCAATCGCTGCAAAATTTGGGTTTGTTAAAAAGGATACTGGTTGAGGATTAAAGTTTATTCCTTGATTTGGTGTAAGAGTGTTATTAACTACCGTGTCAGTAGCCGTTACGGAAACCGCATTATCGGCAATCTTAATTCTATCAACTGCAAGGTCTTTTATTTTTGCAGTTTCAATAACCGCATTATTCATTTGCGCAGCGTTAGTAATTATCCCAGATGTGGCAAGCAAACCACCCGTTATAGTATTGGCGACGACCTTGTTTCCTGTGATCGTTCCATCAGCAATATCACCGCCATCTGCCGCCGCTAAAGTAAGAACCCACGCGCTCCCGTTCCATTGATATAACTTGCCATCAGTTGTAAGAAATACTTGCTGTCCAGTAAACTCACCAGAAGTAGGTAAAGCGGAAACAGGGGCAATAATATCTATGTTTTGATCAATGAAAAGTTGCCTTACACCATTTTCAAAATCATTGTTATCAATGTATTCTGTGGTCGCTGACGCTACTTGGGTAAATCCAGACTTGTTACCGCTAAAATCAACCGCCTTAAGGAAGTAGTATTTGGTTTGAGCCAAGCCCAAGTTCGTCCTTACAAACCTATTGCCCGAAGCCGTACCCACAACAGTAGCGCCAGTGGTAGTGCTTGTTGAGTTCTCGTATACCTCAACATGACTTAAATCCGCATTAGAAGGGTTTGTCCAAGAGATTGTGATATACTTATAACCTCCCGCCGCAGTTACAGCCGTAGGCACACTTGGTGCGGTTGTATCCCCGCCTGATGTTCCAGTCGCCGATGAGTATGGCCCACGAAAGCCGCTAACCGAAACGCTTCTTACGCGAACCGTATAGCTTACGTCATCAATGACAGGCGACAATAACGCTGATGTTGTATCACTAATAAATGTTGTTCTGTTGGCGCTTGATGTTTGCCCCCACTCAATTTCATAATAGCTTACAAAGCTATTCGTTGGCGCTGTCCAGCTTGCCAATAAGCTATTAACAACCGTGCCATCCGTTTGTAGCTCCGATCCGCCATCACTAATAGTAAGCCCCGTGACAGCCGTTCCGCCAGATATGCTTGGAAGCGTTGTATTATTGCTAACAATCGCTGTTTCTTCTGCATTCCAATCAAATGCTGCCTGTGAAGTTTCACGCAATGCAAGATTAACGCGCAAGTCGCCAGCCTCCCCATTGGGCGCAAACCTCCAACCTATCACCTCAAATTGTTTTGCGTTAAACCCGTATCGTGGATTAGTGAACCCGATAATATCACCAACTTCTACTTCAAGTGCAGCAAGACTGAAATCAGCCGTAAATGTCATTTGCTCTCTACCCCTAAAGAGGGTCATCTTTGCAATTCGTTGGGCCATAGCCGCGCTTGTTGTAAATGGCAAGCTTAAGTCCAACAGCGCCTCTTCGCCATTATCCTCACCTAAAAATAGGCTTGCTTTACCGCTACCCGCGCCCGCATTCGAAGCCGTGAATACATCACCAACCGCATAAGTCACTCCAGTAGTTCCCGCAGTTGTGTTCCAATTTGTGTCGCCTAATTCGGTGATTGCATAAGTTGAGCCTGTTATAAAGCTTCCCGCATTTGTTGAGCTTGTAACAATAGGGTAATCAGCCGTGATCCAATCTTGAGCCGCATCATTAAAAGTGCCGCTTACTTTGTTAAAATTGTCCCGCATTGTAAGACGCGTTTCAAGTTGTATTGGCCCGCGCAAATCATCCATATCAAGCGTTTTAACGGGTGAGGTATAAGCACCAACCTTCAACTTCCAATACCCAGAACCCCAAAATAACGTTCCCGCGCAAGCGGTACACATATCTTCCAACACGTCACCAATTGGCCTACTAGCTTGGATTACACCATTTATCTCATAGCGTTTTTCTGTTCCACCGCTTGCAAGCGTAATTGTTTCATTGCTCTCATTCCTAGCCGCCGCGAAGGCGACATCATCAATGGCAGTATCTGACAGGCCGTAAGATGAAACCAAAAAGTCACGGATACATAAAGCAGCATTAGCGCTGTAGACTGTTGCGTTTATGGTTGGATCAAAAACTTTTTTACCCTCTACAATCGCAGTAATAAGCGGAACGCCGTTCGTAAAAACGTCTTGATCAAACTCATAACGCACATAAAGGTACGCTATCCCTTTACCTATAAAACTTGTTCCAACGCCTGTGTCAGTTTGCAAATCACTATCGACAGTAGTTTGTGAACCATCATGCTTTTTGATTCTTATTTTACTGTCCCAATTATCGGTCGTTGTGCCGTCAGTGGCGGTTGTTACGAAATCACCGCTAAAGGATGCAACCTTATCATCAATATAGATATTGCCAATGCTGTTGACCTCATGCCCCGCCAAAACAATAATTTGATGCAAGTATTTTTGCGGTGCATCAGATGGCCCTGAGGTTTCGTAAAAAGTAACAACCCCACCCTTGCGCACTTTACCATAAACAAATTCTTGCGCTGAAATAGGGTCAACAGAGTTTGATAAAGTTCGCCCACTTCCTAACCCAGAAATTTGCGACCCAAAGTCTGGCTTGGGCGCTAAAGCTTTATATGCCCAAGATGTAACCGCACCGACCGCTAAATACCCAACCGCCGCTGAAAGCAAATACGCCCCTGTGGTCATAGCCGCCGCGCCCGTAGCCGCTAGAAGGCCCGTAGCCGCCCCATACCCTACACCTTGAGTAATCATTACGCCAATCGTAACGGGTTCACGCGGGACACGATCCCAATCGTTCCAGTAATTAACTGTAATATCGCCTAGCTTATATCTGCTCATTTGGCTTTACCCACGATTGATGAATGTAATCTAATGGTAGGTATATCACACCTTGCTTTGATAAGAAAACCGCCTTGGTTCCCGTGCATATTCCCATTGCCACGCCAATGATCCACTTTTCCGCTTGCTTCGTAGTAACTAAAGCTCCAAGCGGGGGAATGTGGTCAACACGCTGCAAACGATCATCAACCGCGCTCTCAAAGCTACTGAACCGAAACTCTTTGATAAGTTCCCTACGCCGTAAAGGTGCTTTGTCATTTAAATACCTATCACCCCAATCATCAGCCCAGCCAGAGCCATACATTGCTTTGAAAGCGTTGTTGGTAAATGTAAAGCAATCATTAACCCCCCACTCAAATGGGCGATCTCTATTTTCTTCTAAATACTTATTTAAGCGTTC